TATTCTAGGAGGAATATAATATGGCAAACACAACATTTTCGGGACCAATAAGAGCGGGAACGATTTCAAACACTACAGGCACAACACTTGGTGATAACGTTGCAAACGTTGGTCAAGTTGTAATGTCTCAATCAATTTTGATTGATGCAGCAGTCGCAGCTGGAACAACTACTTACAACGTAGGTGTAATACCAAAAAACTCACAACTACTTACAACTACAATTAGAGTTGCAATAGCAAGTGACCAAGGTACTACAGCAACTGTTTCAGTTGGAAAAACAGGAACAGCTCAATACTTTATAGCTAATACTAACATCAAAGCTCAAGGAGAAACTTCTTCTATAGCTAACGGCGCTTTAGATGAAGCTGATAGATTTGGTTCTGATACACAAATTACAGCGACTCTTATAGCTGCAGGAAGTACTGCAACTGTAGGTCAAGTAAGTGTTACTTTTACGTATGTTCAAGCTAACAATTTACAAGACGCAACAGCAGTATAATAATTAATTAAATGTGGGCTTCGGCCCACATAAAATTTAAGGAGAAAAAATGGGAACATATGTTGCAAACGTACAAGCTAAAAGACTAACAGCCACTGGAACTGTTTTTGCTGGACCTGCTAGACTTTTAGGAATTTATTTTGTTGCTGATACAACAGCAGGATCTATTGAATTAAAAGATGGTGGTGGCACTGGAACATCAAAAGCAGTATTTGATACACCATTAGGTGCATCTACAGCTGGACAAGAAACTACTTATCAAATTCAAATTCCAGGTGATGGAATTAGATTTGAAACAGATCTACACGCTACTTTAAGCAATGTTGACAAAGTAACATTTCTATTTGGATAGGAGTTTTAAATGGCTACGATCACTTATACAGTCACTGTAGCAAGTGGCACTAACCAGTATGGAACCGGTAACAAATTTTATATTAACGGCGAAGTAAGTCCTGTCCTTTATTTAGATGAAGGTAACACGTATATTTTTGATCAATCAGATAGTTCTAATGCTACACATATTTTAGCATTTTCTAGAAACCCAAATAATTCACCAGCATTAACTTATACAACTGGAGTAACTACAACAGGAACTCCTGGAAATGCTGGAGCTAACACAACAATAAATGTTGCACCTGTTAAAAAAACTGGTGCACCTGTATTATTTTATTATTGCACTGTTCATAGTGGTATGGGCAATACAGCTCAAACTATTGCACCTACATCAGGCACTACAGAATTTGATCCTACAATGGATGATATTATTGAGGAAGCTTATGAAAGAACAGGTGTATTAGGTACAAGAACTGGATATCAATTAAGATCTGCAAGAAGATCTTTAAATATTTTATTTCAAGAATGGGGAAACAGAGGTGTTCATTTATGGAAAGTAAAATTAGCTAAAGTTCCATTAGTACAAGGCCAAGCAGAATATAATTTTGCATCTGATTCAACAAACTTTCCAAATGATATAAGTGATGTATTAGAAGCGTATTACAGAAATAATTCTACACCAACAGCTCCATCAGATGTTGCACTTACAAAAATAGATAGATCAACATATTCACAAACACCAAATAAATTAGCACAAGGAACACCTTCTCAATATTATGTAGAAAGAAAAAAGAATCCAAGTATATTTTTATATACAACACCAAGTTCTTCGGTTTCTGATGCAACAACACCTTCTAATTTTCAATTTTGTTTTTATTATTTAGCAAAAATTCAAGACGCTGGTGGTTATTCTTATACAGCAGATGTAGTAAATAGATTTTATCCTTGTATGATGTCAGGGCTTGCTTATTATTTAAGTATGAAAGTTTCACCTGAAAGAACACAAGAGTTAGAGAGAATTTATGAAAGTGAAATGTTAAGAGCACTTGATGCAGATAATCAAGGTACATCTAGTTTCATTTCACCACAAACATTCTATGGAGATGGAGTATAATGGGTAAATATGCATCAGGAAAAAGATCATTAGCAATATCAGATCGATCTGGTATGGCATTTCCATATACTGAAATGGTTAGAGAGTGGAACGGTTCTTTAGTTCACACTTCAGAGTATGAAGCAAAACAACCACAACTTGAACCAAAACCAGTTGGATCTGATCCACAAGCTTTATTTAATCCAAGACCACAACCGGCTTCTAAAACAAGTTTAATACTTTTAAATAATAATCCATTTACATCTATTATTTATGGTGGCACAACTTATGTAAATGTTTTTTCAGAAGATCATCAAAGAAGTGCAGGTGATGTTGTAAGATTTAGAGGACCACCTGTTGTAACAACTGCAGGTGCAGGTGGAGCAGATGCAAGAAATTTACAAGCTTTTATAAATATACCTACCTTTGATAATGTAAGTGATTTAAATAATGCAAATGGTTTTACAATTGCTTTAGGTCAAATAGATTCAGCAGGTAATGTTACAGGAGCTACGACTTCAGATCCTTTAACGAGTCCAATAAATTATTTTTATATAACAAGCACTAGTAATGCAACAATAGGTAATATACAAGGTGGTGGAGATAATTGTTCAGCAGGACCAGTAACACTTGAGGTAGTAAACGGATAATGGCATATAGTTTATCAGACTTACAAACGGATATTAGAAACTACACAGAAGTTGGAAGTAATGTTTTTTCTGACTCTGTTTTATCTAGAATTATTCAAAATGCAGAAAATAAAATTTATAGAGAAGTTGATTCTGATCAAGATAGATTTTATGCTACATCAAATTTAATTATAGGTAATAGATATGTGACTATTCCATCTGATTTAAGATTGATTCGATATGTTCAGCTTAAAGATTCAGCAGGTAATCAGTATTATTTAGAACAAAGAGATACAAGTTTTATGGCTGAATACTATTCAGATCCAGGAAATAGCTCTGTAGATATCCCTAAATACTATGCTAATTGGGATCAAGATTTTTGGGTAGTAGCACCTACACCTGACAAAACATACGAGATTACTTTAGCCTACAACAAAGAGCCTATAAGTATAACAACAGATACAGCAGGCACTTATCTGTCAAACAAATATCAAGATTTACTTTTATACGCTTGTCTAGTTAATGCATATGGGTACTTGAAAGGTCCCGCAGATATGTTACAATACTATTCACAAGCTTATGAAAAAGCTTTATTATCGTATGCGATCGAACAACAAGGTCGAAGACGCCGAGACGAATATGAAGATGGGGTTATTCGTACCGTTTTAGAATCCAAAAATCCATCAAGTAATAAATAAGGAGATAACACATGGCAAATATTGTACCATTCGCATTTAAAGGTGAACTCGCATCAGGAACGCATAACTTTGCATCTGGTGGAAATACTTTTAAGATAGCGTTATATACAGCTAATCCATACACAACATCAAGCACAGTTTTTTCTGCAACAAGTGAAGTAAGTTCAGGAGGTGGTTCTAACTATCCTTCTGGTGGAAATACGTTAACAGGTCAAACAGTAACTGCAACAACAGCAACAACTGCAATTGATTTTACTGATACAACTTTTTCTAGCGCTACTTTTACTGCAGCGTTCGCAGCTATTTATAATACAAGTAGCTCTAACAAATTAGTTGTGGTATTGGATTTTGGTGGTGACAAGACAGCGACAAATGGTGACTTCACTATTTCGTTCCCTGATCCTGCTACACCAAGCAATGCGATTATAAGTATAACATCATAAGGAGATTAAATGGCGTTAGTAATAAATGATAGAGTAAAAGTAAATAGTACAACTACTGGTACAGGTGCGTTTGCACTTGGAGCAGCAGTGACTGGCTTTGAAACTTTTGCACAAGGTATTGGAAATAACAATACGACTTACTATTGTATATTTAATCAAGGAACAACTGAATTTGAAGTTGGTCTAGGTACATTAGACGGAACAAGTGCAAATCTAACTAGAACTACAGTTATCTCCAGTTCTAATTCAGATGCAGCAGTAAATTTTTCTGCAGGCACTAAAGATGTATTCTGTACATTACCAGCTAGCAAATCTGTCTATTTAGACGCAACAGGAACACCAGTCGGAGCAGCAAGCGCAGGTTTTGCTTTAGCAATGGCGGTGGCATTATAAGGAAAAAAGTATGGCACAAAATTTCAGAAATGATCTTCAAAGACAAATTGGAACAGGTGATACTACTTTAGTAACTGGCGGAGACTTCGATGCAGTTATTGGTATCAGATGTTGTAATGTTACATCTTCTACAATTGAAGTCGATGTAAAAATTGCAAATGGCGGTAATGATTTCTTTTTAGCAAAAGGAGTTGTTATACCACCTAATTCAGCTATTGAATTAATCCAAGGCGGCGCGAAGATTGTTTTAAAAAATGGCGATGTATTAGAAGCAGTTAGTAATACCGCATCTAGTTTAGATGTAATTACTTCATTCATCGACCAAATTAGTACGTAGGAGTAATTATGACTGCAGTAGTAAATGGAATCCAATATATTGGAGGACAGACATCACCGGATGAATTTATAAAAAATCAAGCGGCAACGATTGATGGAACACAAACTATTGAAAATGGTGTTCTAGCAGGACCAATTACTATTCCTGCTACAATCACAGTAACAGGGACATTGGTAGTTGTATAATGGGTAAAGTAAACGTAAACGAAATTGATAAAGAAAGTGGATCTACACTTACATTAGGCGGTCCTGGAACAGCTGTAACTTTGGCTTGCGGTGCAACACAAACAGGTTTTGGTCGTACTGGAACTGTAGACTGGTGTACAACAGCTAAAACTTCACCTTTAACAGTCGCTTCAGGCAATGGTTATTTTATAAATACATCAGGCGGAGTAGTAACTGTAACATTACCTAGTTCACCATCCGCTGGAGATATAGTAGCTTTAAAAGATTATGCAAACACTTGGGATACTAATAATGTTATAGTAGGTACAGGTGGATCAAAAATTAATGGTCAATGTGAAGATGCTACATTAAACACAGAATCACAATCAGTAACACTTATTTATGTGGATGGTACAAAAGGCTGGCAAGACATACACGATTCTACGTCAAATGTAACAGGTGGAGCTTTTGTTGCAGCAACAGGTGGAACTGTTTTAACTAATGGAGATTTTAAAACACATATATTTACAGCTTCAGGATGTTTTCAAG